ACTGATCCTTTGGAAGCAAGCGCAATCCGTATTCCGCAACATCCTACAAACCAACTCAATATCATTGGAGAATGAATACTGAAATCGTTAAAATTGAAAAGGTGTTGCCGAATACGAGCAACCCACGAATCATTAAAGACGATAAATTCAAGAAGCTGGTAAAGTCAATCCAGGAGTTCCCCGAAATGCTAAACCTGCGTCCTATTGTTGTGGATGCGGATATGGTGGTATTGGGTGGTAATATGCGCTTAAAGGCGTGCAAAGCCGCAGGGCTTACAGAGGTGCCTATTGTTATTGCCGATAACCTAACGCCAGAGCAACAGGCGGAATTCATAATCAAAGACAACGTGGGCTTCGGGGAATGGGACTGGGATATATTAGCGAACGAATGGGATGCCGAGTTATTGCAGGACTGGGGTCTCGAATTGCCGTTTGACAACACGCCCGTACTCGAAGTAGAGGAGGATGACTACGAAGCACCATCCGAAATAAAAACAGATATAGTAATTGGTGACCTTATCGAAATAGGTCAACACCGTCTGCTATGCGGAGACTCTACCGATAGCGATGCAGTTGCAAGGTTGATGGACGGCAAACGTGCTGCAATGGCCTTCACGAGTCCCCCGTATAATGCAGGCAAGAGTGAGGCATTAAGCGGAAACACCCATTCGGGAGATAACAAATACAACGAATACAATGACAATCAATCCAAATCCCAATATCTTGACCTATTGATTGGGTTCACGAATAACGCAATCGCAAATGCGGAATACCTAATCTGTAATATCCAAACGCTAGCAGGAAACAAAATAGCATTGATTGAATATCTGTATCAGTACAAAGACAATTTCATTGATGTAGCCATTTGGGACAAGGTTCACGGTCAACCTGCTATGGCAGCCAATGTAATGAACTCTGTTTGGGAGTATATGTTTTTCATTTCATCCAAAGAAAAGGCCACTCGTGCAATTCCAAATGGCAATTTCAGAGGAACGATTCAGAATATCTATCGTGGTAAGCCCAATAGAAATAATGAATTTTCAAGTGTTCACGCTGCAACTTTTCCAATTGATTTACCCGAATGGGTATTGCAATTCACAAAAGAAAAAGATATTGTATTAGACCAATTTTTAGGAACGGGAACAACAATGGTAGCAGCACACCAACTCAACCGCAAATGCTACGGTATGGAACTTGACCCGAAGTATTGCCAAGTAATTGTAGACCGAATGCACAAGCTCGACCCATCCCTTGAAATCAAAATAAACGGTAAGTTATATGGACAAAACTGAACAGCATAAAAAGGCAATGCTCGATGCATTGGAAAAATCCCTCGGAGTTGTTACCTCGGCTTGCAAGACGGTAGGTATTGGGAGAACCACGCATTACCTTTGGATGGATAGCGACCCCGAATACAAAACAGCAGTCGATTCATTATCAGACGTTGCCCTTGACTTTGCAGAAAGCCAGTTGCATAAACAAATCAAGGACGGCAATTCAACAGCAACAATCTTTTTTCTAAAAACAAAAGGCAAGAAGCGGGGCTATGTAGAACGCCAAGAATTGGACGTATCTACGGGCAAGATGTTCCAAATAGAAGTTCTTGGGGGCGATACGAACGAATAAGGTATTTAACCACCTACTGCGGAGCGACAAGCGCATAACAGTAGAGCAGGGAGGCACTCGGAGCGGGAAGACATACAATATCCTGCTCTGGGTTATTTTTTATTATTGCGCCAAGAACGAGGGAAAGGTGGTTACCATCTGCCGTAAGACGTTCCCCTCCCTTCGTGCTTCCGTAATGCGTGACTTCATTGACATCCTACGAATGCACGACCTGTACAGGGAGGAGCACCACAATATGTCCAGCCACGAATACAGGTTGAACGGAAACCTGATTGAGTTCATTTCCCTTGACCAGCCCCAAAAGATTCGGGGACGTAAGCGCAACCTACTGTATATCAACGAGGCGAACGAACTGTTCTTTGAGGATTGGCAGCAGCTTATCTTCCGTACAGACGGGAAAATCATCCTCGACTATAACCCGTCCGATTCCTTTCACTGGATCTACGACAAGGTGTTGACCCGTGATGATTGCGACTTCTACCAAACCACCTACAAAGACAACCCCTTTCTGGATGCCGTAATCATAAACGAGATTGAGCGGCTCCAGTTTACGGATGATGACTACTGGAGGGTGTATGGCTTGGGCGAACGTGGCAGCAACCGAGCAGCCGTATTCACCTTCTCAACAAGCGACCTACCGCAGGGTGCAAAACTACTGGCTTATGGAATGGACTTTGGCTACACAAACGACCCGACCTCCCTTGTGGGTGTGTACGAACACGGGGACGCTCTTTATTTGGACGAACTCATCTACCGCACGGGGATGACAAACAGGGACATTCACAACGTCCTCACCGACCTCGGCATCAGTAGGTATGCTGAAATCTTTGCCGATAGCGCAGAGCCGAAATCCATTGACGAACTGCACCGCTTTGGCTGGAACATTAAACCCACCGCCAAAGGCCCAGACTCGGTAATGGCGGGTATTGATATGCTGAAACGCTTTCGGCTACTGGCTACACCACGAAGCACCAATCTAATCAAAGAGCTGCAGAATTACAAATGGGCAGAGGATAAAAACGGGAACCTACTTAACAAACCGATTAATGCATTCGACCACGCCCTTGATGCTGCGAGATATGCGGTATTTAATAAGAAGGCAAACCCTAACTTTGGCAGATATTCTTTGAGATGATATTAGTAGTAGGACAACCCAACGGAGTTTTTTACCACCGACTTCAAGTTCCTTACGAGGACTTACTGATGCGTGGGTTCGCAGTGAAGTTCGGCACCATTGCCGACCTCGACCAATTAAAGGGGCACATCACGCACCTCGTAGTCAACAGGGGACTGGCTACCAAAGACCACAACAAATTCAAAGCCCTCCTTCGGCGTTACGATATTAAGTTCATTGTGGACTTGGATGATTGGTGGAACCTGCCCGTTGACCACGTCAATAAGTCGCTTGCAAAGGGCACGCAGATTCTGAACTCCCTCAAGATAGCGGATGAGATTCATACCACGAACGAGTACCTTGCAGAGAAGGTTCAAAAGATAAATCCATACGTCCCTATCTACGTCCTGCCCAACGGCATCGACCCACGGCGGGAGCAATGGAAAACGGACAAGGTAACGCAGGAGTTGAGCATCGGGTACCTCGGTGCCCTGCATCACGACTATGACCTCAAATGGAACGAGATCGACCTCTCGGCTCACAACTCCTATTCAATCGAATACTACCAACAGGCGATTGGTACACGGCAGGCATTTGATAAAAAGAACTACGAGAACTACGGGGAACTGTACAGGCAGGTAGACGTGTCCATCGCACCACTGGCACCAACCGAGTTCAACCGATGCAAGTCCAACCTCAAGGCGTTGGAGGCAGGGTTTACGAAGACCTGTATCATAGCGCAGAAGATGCACCCGTACACGCCCTTCTTGAATGATAGCAACTCAATCCTTTGCCGTACCCCCTCGGACTGGAGGGAAGCCCTTGCGTCCGTAACCAAAGAGAAAGCTCAAGAGCTTGCCGAGAACCTATATGAGGACGTGCAGTTCTTTAATATCGAGAATATCAATAACACCCGACAGGAATGCTTCGTAAAATAATCGTACCCACCGAACTCGCCGACATCACTCTAAAGGACTATCAGCGTTTTATTGGAGCCAACCCCACGGATGAGACGTTCAGCCCGTTGGCTCTCTCTATTTTCTGCGGTATTGACCAAGAGGAATACCCGCTATTCCCAAAGGCGCAACTGGAGGAGATTGAAACGCTCATTCAATTTACCCTCAACGAGAAGCCACCCCTCAAGCGTATCATCAAAATCGGGGACATTGAATATGGCTTTCATCCCAACTTAGAAGATCTCACCACGGGTGAGTTCATTGACGCACAGGAGTACCTCAAGGACTCGATTAAGAACGCTACCAAATGGCTGGGGGTGTTGTACCGACCTATCACCCAGAAGGCCGCAGGACGCTACGAGATCGAGGCATACAACCCAGCGAAGCACGACGGAGCAGCATTCGAGGAAATAACAATGGACATCGTGGAGGGGTGTCGGCTTTTTTTTACACGTTTACAGTTATCATTGCAGATAGGTACCCTACTGTCTTTGAGTCCGAACCCAGCGACCAAAGAGCTGCGGACATCAAAAGCCAGTTCGCTAAAAAATGGGGATGGTTTGCAGTCATCCATCAACTTGCTGGCGGAAATGTACTCAATAGTGAGGCCGTCACGAATCTCCCGCTGAACCAGTGCCTTACTTGGCTGGCTTACGAGATTGACAAGTCAAGGGTAGACCAAGCCCTGATGCGACAACAAAGCCGATAGGGGGTTTTATAGTTATGAAATACGGATACTATCAACTATGCGAGGCGTTGCAATCGGCGGCGATCACGGCTGACTATATTACGACTACGACTTGGGGCAACATCTTCGACGTGGATATGCGTAAGATGACCCTGTTCCCTTTGTGTCATATCTTGGTAGGCAACGCCACCATCAACGAACGGACGGTTACCTACGAGGTAGACCTCCTGGTTATGGACGTGGTGGACTACTCAAAGCAAGACCCGAATGTAACCCCGTATTCATTTGAAGGTGTGGCAATTAAGCAGGACATCTACCACCGTGCCCTGTTCTCCGCTCAACAAATGATTGCTTCAATGCGGCGGGGTGAGTTATATACGGATGGTTTCCGATTGGTAAATGACCCCCTCTGTGAGCCGATTGATGAGGACTACGAGAACACCCTTTGCGGCTGGAAATTTACCCTACAGATTGAGACCCCGAACCCGACAATAATCTGCTGATGGCTTCTGGCAAGCCCGACTTAAAGAAGGCCGAGAATACCAAGTTTGCTCTTGACAAATTTGGGAAGTACCTTGTGCAGCAATCACGGGCTAACCTAACCAAAGGCAAAAAGAACGTCACCAAGAACCTGTACAACTCACTTGACTACGAAACGAAGGTCAACCCTCGCTCTATTGAGTTTGACTTCTTAATGGCAGAGTACGGGGAGTGGGTAGACAAGGGACGCAAGAAGGGCAAGATGCCCCCGTTCGGTTCAATCTATGCGTGGGTGGCACGGCGCAAGATTCAGTTCAAGGACAACAAAACAAAGAAGTTCCTTTCCTATGCCCAGACGGCTCGTTTGGTAATGATTAAAATCAAGAACAAAGGAATCGACCCTACCAACTTTTACACCCGCCCGTTTCAGTTGGGCTACGCAAAATTACCAGAGGAGCTGCGCCAAGCATACGAGCTGGACGTGATGCAGTTCCTTGAATTTACCATAAACGAATTGAATAAAAAATATAAGTAAATGGCTATCACGATAGTTCAACAGCCGCCCGCCTATGCCTTTGGAAGCTCTCCGATGGTTTACGGCTTGGATTCCACGGTATATGCCTCCACTGGCTTCGCCTACATCGCAGACGTATATGTGTGGACGGGATCTATTGCCTCGGTTCCTGCGAGTTATACCTACCGATTTAAGTTGCGCCCAGATCCCGTGTCCGCACGGTACGGGTACTTGGACATCCGCAACGTGGTAGACCAGTTCCTTTCTGCCAGTACGATAGCCCACGATGACGGGCAAGCGCAGAACAACGTGTCCTCGGTAGTGAACGTGCAGGTCAAGTTCCGTGAGTACACCAACTCTGGAGGCGTCAGTGCGGTTCTGGCTACGTCGAGCAGCATCCGTGCATACGATGGATGGAGCGAAGTGAGCGACGGCTTGAACGTAAACTTGGAAACGCAAACGGGGGGCATACTGACCTCGATGCCAATGTCCCCTTCTTGGGTTCCTATTTGGGAGGAGCAGCAGATGACGCTCGGAATAATGCTCGGCTCTACTCCCCCGCCAGACCGCATACAGGTCAACTACTCGGACGGCACCTTTGGGACGCTTTTGTTCTCCACCTTGTCGATGACGGGAGGGAACAACTCGCAGAACTGGATGTGGTTTATTCCGATTGGAATCACCAACCTTAACTCTTCGGCTATTGATCGCAAGCCGTCGGATATTGCGAACCTGCAATGGTACACCATTGACTTCGTGCAAGGGTACGCAGCAGCATACGAGACCCGTGTACTTGCTGATGGGGGAACTGTCGAGGGATTGGCTTGCTTACAGGCAGCACTGGTTGAGTTAACTGGAGTCCAAAGCACCTACAAATTTGAGGTTCAATGCGAACCACGATACAGCCCGCTGACTATTGCCTTCCAAAATAGGTACGGAGCGTGGGATTATTTGCTCGTTCAAAAGAAGAGCGTAGAGAGCATAACTATCGAGCGAGATACCTACACCGCAAATGTCATCACTCGTTCAGCAGGCACCGCCTCAATACCCTCTTATGCTGCGTCAAAGCAATACTTCAACACACAAGGGCAGGAGCAGCTCGTTGTGAACACGGGATTCATTTCGGAAGGGATGAACGAGATGGTAAAAGATATGATGCTTTCATCAACCTTGCAGTTGGTAGAGCAAGAGCAGGGCGTAATTTTGAAGGACACGCAGGTAACGTACAAGACCTCCGTTAACGACAACCTCGTTCAGTACACCTTCACGCTTGAATACGCAAACCCTGTCAAGAACAAGTTATGGCTCTAAAGATTCAAACCAGCACGGGTTATCTTGATACCTACGGGGATGAGAGCATCTCGCTGGACTACAACGTGGCGGACTTGCGTGACCCTGCGGTCATCTTCTCCCCGATCACGCAGAACTTTAACCTCCCAGCAACAGACGCAAACAATGCTTTTTTTAAGCACTACTACGACGTCAATATACAGGGCGGATACAACGCCTACTCCAAGCAGCAAATCACCCTGTTCTCGGACGGGGTTGCTCTTTTAGATGGGTACATCCAACTCTTAAACGTAACCATTCAAGACGGCTTCATTAAGGGGTACGAGGTATTGGTGGCTGGAGAGGTCGGGGGCATTGCCCGCACGTTGGGTGAAAGCGAATTGAGTGAATTGCCTGTTGATGCCCTTGACCACACCTTCAACTGGGATAATATCTACGATTCGTGGACAACGCCTATCGGTGACGCTATAACGTACGGGATGGTGGACGGTCGGGGATTCGCCACGGATTCGGTGTTCGCCCCGCAGAACCCCTTAAAACCGCTTGCAGAAACCAACTTCTACCCGCACATAAAAGTCAAGTATCTTATTGAGCAGATATTCTTGACGGCTGGCTACACTATCAACGCCACGGGCTTCTGGACTTCGGAGTACCTCACGGAACTTTATATGCTCCTTTGGACAACCGATGCCCTCGTTTCCAACGAGGAGGCATTCAATTCTCGCTTGTTCCAAGTGGCGGGTGATGACCTTACTATTAGCAATGGAAACGCAGTTGCCCCAACGCAAGTGACTTTCTCCTCCGAAGTTTATGACAACGGAGGGAACTTTGCCTCGAATAGCTACGAGGCCAACTCAAGAGGTGCGTATCAATTCAACTTTGCTGGCACTCTGGACGGAAACTACAACCTACGAATCCAGCCGCGTGTCAACGGAGTAATTGCACCGAGCTACTGGGTGACTGCAAACACGGACTTCTCTGTCGACTTTACATTAAACTTGGAGGCAACCGACATAGTTACGTTGTACGCTGCGCACAACGGTGCGTTAGGGGTCGTAAATACGAGGGACATATTGACTTATACGTGGACGTGTACCTCCGCTCCATCTTCCCCAGTTGGTTTGACGGTGTCAATGAAGGACTTGATGCCTAAAATGAAGCAGCGTGACTTCGTTGCTGGGGTGGCAAAGCTGTTCAACCTTGTCATCGTTCCAGACCCCACCACGCCCAACAAGCTGAACGTGTACGACTATCAAACGTGGATTGCATCGGGGGTAGTAAAGGACTGGACGTACAAGCTGGACACCTCGCAACCGATCACGATACAACCAACCACAGACCTACAAGGCCGCTCAATCAACTTCACCTTCCAAGAGGGTGGGGCAATAATCGAGCAGGCATTCCAGAAGTCCTTTGGCTACTCACACGGAACGCTGCAAATTGCAGACACCGCAAACGAGTTCGCTCAAGGTGAGTTTAGTGTGGAAGTTCCCTTTGTATCATCCCTGTACAATCGACTGAACAACACGGCTAATCTGGAGATATTGCAGCTGTTTGACTTGGAAGGGAAAGCAATCGAAAGCCAGCCCCGACTGATGTGGTACCAAGGCATCCGTGAGTGCTTGCGTTATTCGGTTCTTGACCAGACAGTCCCGTCTATTATACAAATGTACGAGTACCCTAAATTCGGGGTATATACCGAGGGTTATACAAAAGACATCACGCTAACCTTTGGGCAGGCGGTCTTGGACAACCGCATCCCGCCTCCGTACAATTTGTTCACGGAGTTCTGGGCAACGTACCTCACCGAGATCTACGCCTCGGATGCGGTGATGCTTACGGCTCAAGTGGTGCTTGAACCAGCGGAGGTTTATGGCCTTGAATTAAACACGCAAATTTACCTTGATCAAGAATACTGGCGTATCAACAAGCTGACAGGATACGACCCAGGGAAGCGGACGGGAACCATTGAGCTATTCCGTGCCTCGTTTGCAAACGGCATTATCTGTACCGATACCCCAGCGGCATTGAACTACGACGGCACTGTTGGAGGGTTGACTACGCAGAGCTGCTGCGAATACTACGGGTACCGCTGGAGTTCGGTGAACAACTCCTGCTATTGGCGCACCTCAAAATTGCTATCATTAAAGGATGACCTTCAAGCAATGCGCCATACGGCTACGGTTTCCCTTGAACCAGAGCAACCGACCAGCACGCAACCAAATCAAGTGTTCCTATTTGAGGCAGAGCTTGTTAGTGAAGGGGTAAGCGAAGAGGCAGCATACGCACTAATCAACTATGCTCGTAGTCCGTTTGACCTGATGGAAGGCCAGAGCAAGTTGTTCATCCTGTCGGCATTGATAAACGAAACGGGTGAACCGACCCAAACGGATAGTCATTATTTTATAGTGCAACGTGCAGCCGCTGGAGACATTATCACAGAGGTGAGAGCCGTGGCGCACGACCACGACTTTGAAGTTGCACTATTGGCCGTTGATGATCGGGTTGTCGGAGTGCATTGCCTATCAAAAAAAAATGCAAACAACTCAAGTGTATGGAAAATAAGAATGGAAGTACAACAGATATGATTGACCTCGGTTTTATAGTAGAGAACCTCAAGCACTCACACCTCGGCCTGTCCGAGGAGGTGGAAGTGGCAAAAGGTAAATATCATATCATCACAAGCATAGCCCAAGCACGGGTACAAATTAAGCGAGTATGCCAACGGAGAAGGTTATCAAATTAAAGGTCGACAATGCCGACGCCGTCAAGGACGTTGACCAGCTTACCGCTTCGCTAAACAAGACCGATGATTCTGCCGAGTCCGTAAACAAGACCCTTGACTCTGGTACCGACGCTCTTGACAAGTTCACCAAAGGCGGTGTGAGCGCAATGAAGGGTCTGTACCAAGGAGCCCAGACCGCAATCGGCTCAATGAAGACGCTCAAGGGTGCAATCATTTCTACGGGTATTGGTGCGCTTGTTGTAGTAGTGGCCTCGCTTGCTGCTTATTTTACCCAAACCGAACGAGGCGGTGACAAGCTGAATGTGATAATGGGCGCAATGGGTGCCGTCATTGGTAAGCTCACCGATGTAATTATTCACCTTGGGGAGAAGATAGTAAGCATATTTGAGAACCCAAAGAAGGCACTGGAGGACTTTGGTAAGTTACTGAAGGAGAACATCACCAACCGAGTACAGGGATTGCTTGAGTATTTTCCTGCGTTGGGCAAAGCCATCGGGCTGGTATTAAAGGGCCAGTTCAAGGAGGCGGGAAAGGTAGCGGTAGACGCAGTTGCAAAGGTCGGTCTTGGCGTTGAAAACATCACAGACAAAATTGGCGCCGCAGGTGAGGCGTTGGTTAAGTTCGGCAAAGATGCCGCCGCAGCAGCAGCCGAGGGTGCGAGGATTAGTAATATCCTTAACGACGTCGAGGACGCCGAGCGTGAGTTGATTGTCCAGCGGGCAAGAGCCAACAAACAAATCATTCAAGCTCGATTTATTGCGGATGACTTAACCAAGTCAACGGAGGAGAGAATTGCAGCCGTTCAGCGTGCTTCTAAATTGGAGGAGCAAGTAGCAACTAAAGAACTTAAATACGCCCGACAGAAGGCCAAAGCGTTAGAAGATCAAGCGGCAATCGCTGAAGTAACAGAAGACCAACTTGTGGCCATCGCAGAAGCGCAGGCAAGGGTTCTGGATTTAGAGGCAGATTCAATCCGCAGGCAGAAGAGGTTGCAGGCCGAACTCAAATCCTTGCGAAACGAAGAGAAAACCCAACTTACGGAGATTGCCAAAATAAGAGACGATGCCCAAAAGAAGGAGGAGGATTATCAGAAATTTATATCGCAGGTCGATAAGGAACTAATCGAATCACTCAATCTCCGCAGACAGGCGCAAATCAAATCCCTTGACGAGTTTCAAGCGGCTATGTCTCGCCTGCGTGGAGTAGGCCAAACGGAGCGTGATCGTGAACTCGCACAAATAGAGGTTGATGGAAAGGCAGCCCTTGATGCTTTGATTGCATCTGGACAGGCCACTATTTACAAAGCAGCCGAAATCACGGCCGCCCAGCGAGAGGCAGAGCGTAAGGTCAACGAGAAGTACGACAAATTGGACAAGCAACGTGAGATGGCCAAGGCCGCTTACAAGTTGGATTTAATTGCAAAGTCGTTCGGTGCGCTTTCCCAGTTGGCAGAAGCATTTTCAAAGGACGATGAAAAAAACGCAGAGAAGTCGTTTAAGATTAACAAGGCATTGCGCTTGGGTGAGGCGATAGCAAATACTGCTTCGGCTATTATGGCACAGTTGTCGGTCGGCCCAGCGGGTTTTGTTCCTGCTGCTATTGCTGCCGCAACTGGAGCTGCTCAAATAGCAACCATTGCAAAGAGTAAATTCGACCCAGGAAAGACTACGGCAGAAGCTCCAACAATGGGTGCATCCGCACCTCCCGCTGCAGGAGGGGGAGGGTTCACGCCGAACATCTCGTTCACGGGAATAGGGCAGAATCCCCTCTCTGGAATCTTTGACCGCCCTATGCAGGCGTATGTAGTCAATCAACAAATGAACAATAACAATATGCTGGAGCGCAGAATCCGTACCAGCGCAAATTTCGGAGGATGAAATACTACGAATTAGTGCTTGAAAATGAGCAGTTTATGGGAGTGAATGCTATCTCGGTAGTAGAGAACCCCGCAATCGAGGAGGAGTTTATAGCCCTCTCCGCACAGCAGGTCTCCTTCGCTATCCAAAGCGAGGAGAAGCGTATCATCATCGGGCCAGTTTTAATTCCGAACAAGCCCATCTACCGCAAGGATGACAAGACGGGGGAGGAGTATTACGTGTTCTTTACAGACAAGACCATACGCCAATCGGCTGAACTGTTCCTAAAGAAAGGACTGCAAGCGTCTACGACCACAGAGCATTCGCAACAGGTGGGCGGAGTGACCACGATTGAGCAATGGATCATTGAAGATGAGGTACACGACAAGAGCCGCAAGTACGGAATGAACTACCCAATCGGGACGTGGATGCAAACCCGCAAGGTTGACAATGACAAGGTCTGGGAGGACGTCAAATCTGGCAAGTACAAGGGCTACTCCATTGAGGGATGGTTCGCACACAAGCCGTCGTTGGAAGTAGCGATGAGTTCAATGGCTGAAATTGAGGAGCAAGAAGCGGAACACCTCGTTGAACTGTACGTTCTGGGTGCCGTGAAAGGAATCCTAAAAAAAGACAAGCGGCTAAAGGCAGGTCAGCGTGTGGTGATGGAGTCATACTCCGACTACCCAGATGCCGTTCGTAACAACGCCAAGCGTGGTATTGAATTAAACGAGAAGGGCGGCAACAAGTGCGCCACGGCGGTAGGCAAGATTCGAGCGCAGCAACTCGCAGACGGAAAGCCCTTGTCCTTTGACACCGTGAAGCGAATGTTCTCCTACCTATCAAGAGCCGAGGAGTATTACGATGAGAGCGACTCATTTGCCTGCGGCACTATCTCCTACCTCCTATGGGGTGGGCTTGCAGCGAAACGCTGGGCTGAATCTAAAATCAAGGAAAATGAAAAACAATCCTAAGCCACCCGTACCCCCAAACTCAAGGCGTGGTTGCCTCTGCAAAGATGAAACCTACTCCCGCAAGTGCTGCGACCCGAACGACCAGTGGGCGCAAGGCATTGGATTCATCGGAGGCAAAAACACCCAAAACCCCTAATCTTAATTATATACTTATGAATTTGAATGACATCTTCAAAAAAATTGAGTTCGCCTTGCAGCCCGAAGCGGTTGCCCTTGCGAGCGCAAAATTAGCTGACGGTACAACGGTGGAAGCCGAGTTGCTGGAGGCAGGTCAAAACATCTTCCTAATCGGAAGCGAAGGCGAGAAGGTTGCCGTACCCGTTGGTGAATACCAAATGGAGGACGGTCGCATCTTGATCGTGACGGAAGAAGGCGTGATTGCTGAAATCAAAGAGGCGGCTGAAGAGGCCGAGGTAGAATCAGAAGGCGTGACCATCGAGGTCGAAGCCGCTGCTGAACCTACTGTCTCCGAGGTGGTGGCAATGATTCAGTCTCTCAAAGAAGAGATTGAAATGATGAAGGCGGAAATGGGCAACAAAGAAGAGATGTCCGTGGAAGCTGTAAAAGAGGAGGAAGTTAAAGAGGTGGTTATGGCCGCAGAGAAGCCCATCGTGGCTGCCCCTGTCGAGGTTAAATCCGAACTGAAATTCCAAATCGGTGCGAAGCGTACTGCCACAACGGCAGATCGAGTGTTCAACAAATTATTCAACTAACCCCCAATATAGAAAATGGCAACGACCACATCTATCACGACCACTTACGCTGGTCAATTTGCAGGCCAGTACATCTCTGCTGCCCTGTTGAGCGGTGACACCATCGCAAAAGGCGGCTTGACCGTTAAGCCGAACATCAAATTCAAAGAAGTAATCAAGCGTGTAGAGCTGGATGGTATCGTAAAAGATCAAACTTGCGACTTCACCGACACTTCAACCTTGACCTTGACCGAGCGCATCTTGCAGCCAGAGTTCTTGCAGGTTAACTTGGAGTTGTGTAAGAGCGACTTTGAGAGCGATTGGGAAGCCATCCAAATGGGCTACTCCGCTTTCGACGTATTGCCTAAAAACTTTGTTGACTACTTCATCGCTTACAACTCTGCAAAGGTTGCCGAGTGGATCGAGCAAAAAATCTGGACTGGAGCAACTGCAAACGCAGGTGAGTTCAACGGATTCCAAGCTTTGCTTGCTGCTGATTCAACCGTCATCGACGTGACTGCTGTTACCGCTGGAGTATCCTCTTCAAACGTATTGGCTGAATTGGGCAAGGTTGTAGACGCTATCCCAGTTGCCTTGTTCGGCAAAGAGGACTTGCACATCTACATCCCTACCAACGTGATGAAGGCATACGTCCGTGCATTGGGCGGGTTCGGTGCTTCTGGACTGGGTGCTAACGGTGTGGACACTAAAGGTTCAACTTGGTTCAATAATCAAGAGCTGATGTTTGAAGGCGTTAAGTTGTTCCACGCCCCAGGTCTTGGATCAAACAAGATGGTTGCAGGTCAGAAGTCAAACTTGTACTTCGGTACTGGCTTGTTGAGCGACACCAACGAAGTGAAGGTTCTGGATATGGGCGATTTGGACGGCAGCAAAAATGTACGCTTCATTATGCGTATGACTGCTGGTTGCCAGTTTGGAGTAGGTGCCGACTTGGTTTACTACGCCTAAACGCTGAAAGATGACGCAGGGGGAGGGCTTGGGTAGGACACCCTCGTCCTCCCTTTTGTGTTTGAAGTGTTCAAATCCGTTGGTTGGAAAGCAGACGAAATTCTGCTGCAACAACTGCAAGCAATCGTTGAGATATGAATCAAGAGGAATACCACGACCACAAGATGTCTACCGCCAGTATAAGAAAACGAGTTGCCAAGAGTGTGGATTTTTTCCTGTCCATCGTTGCCAGCTTGATGTCGACCATATAGACGGCAACCGAAATAACAACGACCCGATCAACCTTCAAACACTTTGCGCTAACTGTCACCGATTAAAAACTCACATTTCTAACGATTACAAAAAATAAATAACTATGGCTTGTTCATTAACATTGGGGCGGATTGAGCCCTGCAAAGACCAAGTTGGAGGACTGAATGCAGTCTACTTCATCAACTCCATCGACTTGGCACAAATTTCCTACGACACCGCTGACACGGACGTCATTGACCAGTTGGCCACAACTGCTACGAGTGCCTACAAGTACGACTTGAAAGGTACCTCTAACTTCGAGCAGGCCATCACTTCCAGCCGTGAGAGCGGCACGACCTTCTTTGAGCAGGTTCTAAATATCGTATTGAAGAAGCAAGATGCCGACACCCACAAAGAAGTAAAGTTGCTTGCTTGGGCGAAGCCCGTTGTCATTGTCGAAGATAACAACGGTAACTCTTGGGTGATGGGATTGGAACACGGTTCAGAAGTAACGGGCGGTTCTATCGTAACTGGTTCCGCAATGGGAGACCTTACGGGCTACAACTTGACCTTGACGGGTCAAGAGCGTGTACCTGCTAACTTCCTTTTGGGAGCGGTGACAAATAACCCGTTTGCTGGATTGCTCGGCACTAAGCCGACTATCGTGGTAGGTTCTTAATTAGACCAACGGGACGTGAGAGGGGGCTTTTGCCCCCTTTCTTTTTTCACATAAGTCCCACTTGTGGGTTATATAGGTATGACTTTCGTATCATATAAGACCAACAACACCATCACTCTGCCCATACGTGACTGGCAAAACGGGGTTGATACCCTTGCGGGCTACAATACTATCTTTCGGGTTCAGATGGTTCTCTACTCAAAAGACGGTCGCACGGAGACCATATACAATGTAACCTCCCCGACCTTTGACAAGGACACCCGTGAGTTCACGTTCACTTACAATACCACGTCACTCGCCGCCGAGGTAGTGTATATGATTCGCCTTGCGGAGCAGACGTTCAATGTGACTTGGGTAAATACCAAAATACTCGCATTTGATCGCCTGCTGATGCTTCCGAGTGGCCAAACGACAAGCACCTATCAACCCGTCCTCCCAACTGTTGAGGAGACAATGAACAATCAGTTCAAGATTTATGGAGAATAACATTCGCCTTGTACAGTTTGATTCCTACGTTGCCCCTGCAATCGTGGAGAATCCCCGCCTTGATTGGGTGGAGTACGGAGATGACAATAATTACTACCAGTACCTCATTGACCGCAGGAATGGCTCTGCCACGAATAACGCAGTCATCACGGGTATCGTAGATATGATCTACGGCAAGGGGCTTGATGCTACCGATTCGGCCTCAAACCCTTCGGCGTTCCTTGAGCTGCGTCGGTTGATCTCGGATGAGTGTGCGTATCGCTTCTCCAATGACGTCTACTGGCTCGGTAACGGTGCGCTGCAGGTTCTTTGGAATGCTGATAAGTCAGCCATCGCAGAGGTCACGCATCTTCCCGTACAGACCTTGCGTGCCGAGAAGTGCGACCAAGAGGGGAAAATCAACGGATATTACTACGCTTGGGACTGGACAAAGGTGCGGAATCGCAGTGGAGTTCAGCGGATTGCTGCCTTTGGGGAGTCAAACGAGAAGCGTGAAATCTACTACTACCGCCCCTATGCGGCTGGTTCGTACTACTACTCCCCGCCTCGCTACTTGGCAGCCCTGCCGTATGCGGAATTGGAGGAGGAGATTGCGAACTACCACATTAACAATATCAAAAACGGACTGGCTCCGTCGATGATCATCAACTTTAACAACGGCATTCCCCCGCAAGAAGAGCAGGACAATATCAACTCTACGATTGCCCAGAAGTGGCAGGGTAGCAATAACGCAGGCCGTTGGATTCTGGCCTTCAATGATGACAGTGCAAAAGCGGCTACGATTGAGCCAGTCACTCTGTCAGACGCTCACTTGCAATACGAGTTCCTTTCCCGTGAGTCGGCGCAAAAGGTTCTGGTAGGCCACCGCATTACGTCTCCGATGCTGTTTGGTATCAAGGACAATGCAGGGCTGGGAAGCAATGCAGACGAAATCAAGAACGCTTACTTGCTTTTAGACAACACGGTCATCCGTCCTATTCAGATGGGAATCTTGACTGCGTTTGACGAGCTGCTTGCTGTGAACAATGTATCCTTGAACTTGTACTTTAAGTCGCTCTCTCCGATGGAGTTCAACGACATCAAGATCACGGACGCAACTACAATCGAAGAGGAGACAGGGGTGAAGGAAGCCGACCAAGTCACAAGCGAGGTTGTCTCCACCGTGAACGAGGAAATCGCCCAGAAGGAGGCATCGTACAACGGAGCGCAGATTGCGTCCTCTCTGGACATTATGAGAGCCGTGCAGGAGGGCGTTCTGACCCAAGACCAAGCAATCACCTTCCTTGTGCAGATGTTGCAGTTTGAGCCGTCCGTAGCGAAGGCGTTGTTCACGGGCAACTCTTCTGCGGTCATCACTCAAATGAAGTCGCAAAAAAAGATTGAAGCATCAGTCCCTGCCTCCGAGGAGCTGGTGCGTGAATTGACCTCGCTTGGAGAAGATGAGGATTTGGAGGAGTGGGAATTGGTTGCTGATGAGGTATTTTCCGAGGAAGATATTGTCAAGATGCGGGAGGTAAACTTCGCATCCACAGGAAGCGCATTCCCGAACGCTAAGAGCGCACAAGACGGCGTGACGAAGGAAGGGTTCAAATATAAAGTTCGGTACGCTTACGCAGGCGAAAACACGGGTGAGCGGGCTTTCTGCAAACTGATGCTACAAGCCAAGAAAATCTACCGCTTTGAGGACATTGACGCAATGAGCGGCAAGGCCGTGAACGCTGGCTTTGGCAAGGGCGGTGCAGCCACTTACGACATCCTATTGTACAAAGGTGGCCCGAATTGCCAACACTTCTGGATGCGTAAGACATACCTCGCAAGAGCAAAGGACGTAAGCCCAGACCCCAAGAACCCACGTTCCGAGGTGAGCGTGAACCAACTCCGCAAGCTGGGAGTAAAGTTACC